CACAGTGTAACCACAGTGTTACCACAGTGTTACCACAGTGTTACCACAGTGTTACCACAGTGTTACCGAGGTGGTGACTTAGGTCCCCATTTGTCACTTAAAGAAATACACCTTAGCCTAACAACTATCGCATAATGTCTAATGTCTTACCATCGATACACCATCAGATCATACGCATGTCATCGGATATAGTATCCGTTGCCCTCGTAAGTCATTGATATCATTGGATACCAGTAGTCTAATCTAATCAATGTCTAATGAATCAATGACTTTGGTGGGTCCCATGTCAGACATTTGACCCCCCAGTGGTCTAATCAATCAATAGATTTCAAAAGACCGTTAAAGGTTGTTCTTGTTGTTGTTGTTGTTAGGCTCTTTGAAGCAGAAACCCCAGCCCCACCACAGTACCACCCACCCACACACATAAGTAACAGTAAGGAACCCACGTCATGGCCTTAGAATCTGGCACGTTCATCAATAGTCTGAACGCTAGTAACCCAGCGTCCACTGATGGCCTAGGTCAAGCAGACGACCACATACGTCTCCTCAAGAGTACCATCAAGAGTACCTTCCCCAACATAGACGCAGCCGTTACAGCCACCGAGGACAACCTCAACCTCCTTACGTCCTTCAGTAGTGCCAGCGGTACGTCAGCTGACCTCAACCTCTTAGCTGGTCAGGCAGCTGGTGGTCTCACTAGCACCGAGCTAGGGTACCTCAAGAGTGTCACCTCGGACATCCAGGCACAAATTAATGCCATCACTGTGTCAGCATCAGGTAACCTGGCGCTCACAGACTTTTCAGCTGCCAACTCAGGCACTGGCTACGGCTCCTTAGCTTATGACAGCAACTCAGGTAACTACACGTTCAGCCGTGTCACCAACAGTAACATCAGGGGTGCCTTCTCAGCTGGGACCAACGTCTCCATAGATGGCAATGGTGTCATCAGTTCACTTGCCCTTTCGGGGGGTACTGGTATCACAATATCTGGGACCACTATATCTAACAGTGCGCCCGACCAAACAGTGTCCATCACAGGGTCTGGTGCTACCTCAGTATCAGGGTCGTACCCTAACTTTACCATAAGCTCTACCGACACCAACACGACGTACTCAGCTGGCTCAGGTATCACAATATCTGGGACCACTATATCTGCGTCTGGATCGAGCACCCCAAGTACCTCCCTAGGTGCCGTTGGTACATACGCCTTCCTTAAGTTTGGCACAACAGCTGGATCTACAACATCTGGGAGTAACCTCTACTATTCAGACACCAACTTAAATGCTGGATCTAGTCCTAGTGGCACCTGGAGATGCATGGGCCATTCGACGACAAGTGGTGCAACAGTATTCGTGAGGATTTCATAAGATGACAACGACAGTAGCTATCACTGAATATAGGAACGCAAGTTCACTTAATGCAGCAAACACACGTATGGATGTCGAGATAAACCACCCCGACTACGGGTGGATACCTTACACCATAGACCCCTCCGACACAGACACCACAATAGACAACTCAGCGCTCCTGGCACTGGTCGGGGATGACTTCGCGCCTTCCACCCAGGAAGCACGAGATGCAGCTACCGCCGCCAGCGTCAGGTCATCGAGAGACAGCCTACTTGCCACCCAGGTAGACCCCATCGTTAGTAACCCACTGCGCTGGGACGCCATGACTGATCAGCAGAAAGCAGACATGAGTGCTTACCGACTAGCTCTCTTGGACGTCCCACAGCAAGCTGGGTTTCCCAACACAGTATCCTGGCCTACACTTTGATGCCTATATCTGAGGTTATCCTGTATGCCTTCATGGCAACCGCTATCGTCTTTATCTTTGTTACCGTTGTTATCGACAACAATAAGAATGAACGGAAGTAATCAATTATGCCAAACCTACCGATCCGCGACTTAGGCTCCGTAGGTGTAGTCACTGATGTTGACCCTTTTAACTTACCCATCAATGCTTTTACTAGAGCCAAGAACGTGCGCTTCGACCAGGGCAACATTCGTAGGTCCCCATGCTTTCGTGATGTCTCAGCAGTAACTGGGTTTACACCAGTGTTTATACACGGCGTCTACAATGCCACTGGATACGACACAGTGACAGTCGTCTCAAATGACTTCGATGTCTATAATTTTAGCAACGGCACAATTACCCTGGACCTAAATAACTCCACTAGTTCCAGTACAGCGCAAGTGACAGCAACATCCCTAGCTAATGTCCAGTACCTCAACAGGGAAGACACTACACCAGTTTACAAGACGCCAGCCATGAACAACTACGCATCCCTAGTGAACTGGCCCTCAGGTTTTACTTGTGGCGTCCTAAGATCCTACGGTGATTTCTTAGTGGCAATGAACCTCAGCGAGGGCGGCTCTAGTTTCCCCACCAGGGTGCGGTTTAGTGACATAGCGTTAGCAAACAATGCACCCTCTAGCTGGGACGCCACAGACACCACCAAGTCAGCTGGCTTCAACGACCTAGCGCAAATGAATACGCCCATCATCGACGGGGCCACATTAGGCTCCAACTTCCTAGTTTACTCTAGTGACCAAGTGTGGCTCATGGAGTTTGTAGGTGGCACCTTTATATTTAACTTTCGTAAGCTCTTCAGTGACGTCGGTGTCGTCAATCAAAACTGCATCGTCGAAGTCCAGGGAAGTCACTATGTCTTTGACCAGGATGACATCTACATTACAGATGGTGTTTCCACACAGAGCATCTGCGACGGACGTGTGAAGGACTACATCTTCTCGAGTATCGACACTAGTTCTCTAGATCGATGCTTTGTGCAGTATGACTCAGCCCGTGAAGAAATCTACTTCTGCTACAAAAGCGCTGATGACATGGCAGAGTTTACCAACGGCGACGGGTGTAACCGAGCAGCTGTCTTTAACTACAGAAGCAACACCTGGTCCTTCATGGATCTTCCTAACGTCTTTGCTGGCACATCAGCCAACGTAGACACTGTAGAAACCTACGCTACCGCAAGTGTTACTTACGACCAAGCTGGTTCTACCTACGCTTCCCAGGACGCTGGTTTTACCCGTAACATCTTGATGGTCTCTCAAGTGTCCACTAGTGATGGACTGTCTGGCAGTAACATATTTGGCCTCGATGGCATCAACGAGGGTTCGACATTAAGCGGCGCATTAAACACGAGCGCCACTAAAGATATTAAACTTGAGAGAACTGGCATTGACCTGGACATAGAAGCCCAGCTGCCCCTCACAGGTTACAAGAACATTAGAAACATGGTCCCACAGTTTAACACTGTCGCAACCAACAAGACCTTCAATGTGTCGATGGGTGCAGCCGACCTGGCAACCTCTAGCCCCACCTACGAGACATCTGTGTCTCTCGATACCTCAAGTGCATACAAGATCGACTCTAGATCTTCTGGTAGATACCTTAGCTACAAGATTGAAACGCCCGACATAAAAGACTTTACGATCTCTGGATTTGACTTTGATGTAATTGCTACTGGGAGGCGCTAAACATGGCAACCAATGCAGTTACTGACGTCACGATTACAACCTACGTCAGGCGCCCAACGCCAGTAATGAATGAAAGCTTTAGATTATACGTCGGACAAGAGTTCCAAGCAATTGAGGCAGCAATAAACAGCATAATACAGGGTACTATACAAGTTACCGACAACCCTCCAGACAGCCCTAAGAAAGGCATGGTGCGCTATGCTTTGTCCCCTTGGGACCCTCTTGGATCTGGCTACGCTGGACTTGTCGTCTACAACGGTACGTCTTGGGCATCTTTCAGCCCATCAACTTACGACGATTTCCCTGACTAAGTAACACAAACACACAACACAATAATACATACATACATACATAAGATTGGAGAAGCCTATGTGGGGCCAGATTATTGGTGCAGCTGTCGGCGGCTTGATGGCAAATAAGAGCGCTAAAGCTGACCGCGCTGCAAATGAACGTATGAACGAAGCCAACATGGCTGGCTTTAGACAATACGAGCCATACGTGAACGCTGGCTTATCTGGAGGTCAGGACGCTTTTGGCGATGTTCTCAATACTGGCTACTACCAGGGACAAACATATGCTGGCCCTAACAACATGCAGACCACAGCCAACAACGCTATGTACAACTTTGGCATGGGTAACATGGCTACTGGTCAAAACATGATGAATGATAACGCTGGCTTCGGTGCAAACGCACGGGGACTATACGGTCAGTTTAATAATCTAGGTAATCAGATAGCTGGGCGTACTGGTCAGTTTGACGACATGTACTCCAAGAACATAGGACTAGCTGACGACTACCGAGGTAACCGACAACAGATAGGTGACTACCAAGGACAGTTCGATGCCCTTACTGGTCAGTCTCAAGGTATTACAGACAGATTTGGAGCCCTAGCTGACAGGGCCAATGAGGACCGCATAGGTGCAGCCAATGACTACGCAGTAAATAACGCTAATCCCTTAGTGGACGCTATGATGAGAGATGATCGTCGCGCCCTCGAGGAAGGCACATTGCCAGGGATCAACATGGGCGCATCAGGCAGTGGAAACACTAACTCTAGCCGCGCTGGCATTGCTTCAGCTGTAGCCCAAAGAGGCTTTGCTGACAGAGAAGCTGACGTTAGATCAGACGTTGTCAACCAATTGAGAAACGCCAAGCTTGCCCAAGATAACACACAGTTTGGACAAGCTATGGACGCCACAGGATCGATGGGAACATCGATGGCTAACACCGGGAACTTCCTAGGTAACGCCGTAGGCAACATAGGCAACCAGGCAACAATGACGGGCAACATGGGCGGTGCTTATGGCAATGCGTCTAATGCTGCCATGAATGCCGTCAACAACATTGGTAACGTAGGCACCCAGTTTGGCAACGCAGCCAACGTCAACAACCAAATTAGCGGCGCATTTAACACAGGCACAAACCTGGCGACAAATGGTGGCAACATGGCGTATGGCGCTGGCACTAATAAGCAAATGTTTGACCAGACGGCACTTAATGATACCCGAGCTAACTTTGAAGGCAATCGAGACTTCGGATACAACATGTACAAAGATTACATGGGTGGCATGTTGGGCCGCGCTCCAACAACTAATAATAATACACAAGCCAACATGGTGAATCCACAGACAGCTGCTATGGGCGGCATGATGACGGGCTTCGGGATGATGAACCCTAACAACGCAATGTACAACAATATGTTTGGCTACCAACCACGCCAATTTAGCGTAGTATAGGAGGACACAGGATGAATGCAATACTAATGAATAATGGCATGATGGGCGGTATGCCAAACCTAGGTTACGACATGGGACAGCCAGTTTTAGCCAACGGACCAATGAACCCAGCGCAACCAGGTGGAGCCCTTAGTGGTAACGCTCGAGGCTCTATCCGTATGCCCCAGATGCCACAGAACCAAAGAATAAACATGGGCGGCGAAGGTCTCATGCGTATCGGCGGTAATATGATAGGTGCATCAGCTGACGGTGGTCTTGCAGCATTAAACGCTGGGACCAATACTTATGGCGACATCATGGACTACAACCGTGCTCGAGACATGGACGAGTTTGCCATACAGGAAGCACAGGCCCTCGAGCAGCAACGTCGGTTAGACTTGCAGCGCAAGCTAGAGCAAGAGCAGACACCTGAGGCTGATGAAGATGCCGTTGGTGAAGTAAGATCTGCAATTGCAAAACTGCAAGCTGCCAAGGACTTGTTTACAGAAGACAAAGACAGTAGTTTAACTGGGTACAACTGGAAGGCTATTGCAAGTAGGCTTACAGGGCGCACTGTAGGTAATGAGGATGAGGCAAAACGCCTATTTCTTCAAGAAATTAGACTCGATAGCGTTATGCAGCGTGTAGCACAGACCAAAGGTGCAATCTCTAATGCTGAGATGCAATTGTTTGCCTCACAAGCTCCTACGTTAGACAGTAATGATGTCGTTTGGAAAGCTTGGTTGGATCGCCAGCTTCTTCTTCAGCAGAAGATTTTAGGTCGTTTACAAACGGGCCAAACAGTTGCCCCAGACGCTCCTTTAGACCAGGATTTATTAGCAACATCAAACACTACTTCAATCTCAGACCCAGAGGTTGATGCATTAGTAAATCAATACGCTCCCGATACTACTGAATAATAGGAATACCTATGGCTGATTTAGAACGCTTGAGCCGTGCGCTCAAAGCGGCACATGCCGCTGGAGATACCGCAGCTGCTACTAAGCTTGCACAAGCTATCAAAGCAGCTAACAAAAGTACGCAGCCAAACCAACCAAACTACAATCCCCCAGGCACAGGCTTTGGTCGAGCGTTAAAACGAGGGGCATACAGATTTGGGCAAATGGGTAATTTAGCAAGTGCAGCCATAAATTCCAACATGTTAGCCAACATGGATGTCAACAAAGTTGAGACGCTAGACCGCGCCCTTCAGCTTTCTATGCCTCCCGAAACTTACGATAGGGTCAGAAAGTATGCGTGGGACTACCTTGGAGGCGTAGAAACAGACGAAGACTTAAACAGCTGGCTTGATGGTCTCGAAGAGCTTGGTGTGATGTCGCAGCATATTGCTAAAGTTAAAGCAATGACATCAGCTGCTGAGGCAGCAAAAACTGATTACCGACAAGAAGGTGGAAAGTTTGATCAAATAGAGCAACGTGGAAACAGAGCTCTTGAAAAAGCTGGAGAAAAGCAAAAAAAGATCGAAGCCTTACCTATGTCCCCAACGGCACAAACTGGAGCACAGGACTTTCAAGATTCTGAGGGTGTCTTAGATTGGGCTAAGAGTTCTTTTAAGAACCCACTTGGTGCGCTTGCATTTATAGGTGAGATAGCAGCTGAATCCACGCCTAGTATTGCAGCTGGTCTTGCAACAACTCTTCTTACAGGCAACCCTGTAGCTGGCGCTGGTGTAATGGTACTATCTGGTGCTCCTCAATCATACAGCGGTGAATTTGTAGAGTTTTTACGTGAAAAGAACATTGATCTTACTGACCCAGAAGCAATTAAAAATGCACTACAAAACGACGATATTTTAGCTGAAGCTAATCGGCGTGGCATGACAAAAGCTGCCATTATAGCTTTCTTTGAAGCTTTGGGCATGAAAGCTGGTGGTGGTATCTTACGTCAGACAGCTGCTCAGTCAGCTACAGGTGGCGGTGGTGAAGCAGCGTCACAATATGCTCTTGATGGTGAGGTAGATTTAAAAGAAGTTGCCCTCGAGGCCGTAGCAGAAACAGCTACAGTTCCTGGTGAGGTTGCAATAATGAAAGGGCGCAGCCTATTTACCAGCGATGGTAACTTAGTTGACCCTAACAGCCTCGATGCCGACCAAAAGCAAGCAGCTGCCAGCGTAGCACAGATGTTGCGCCAGACTGCTAACGAAAATGGTTTAAATCTTAAAAACGTAAATGCCTCGTCTTCTAAAGGCGCAAAGCAAGCATTAGAAGATGCACATGAGACTATTTCAAATCAACTTAAAGATATAACTGCAAACAAAGCTGTTAAAGGTTTTCTGTCACCTAAAAATGCAAAGACATTAGATGAACTTATAGATGATTATTCAGCCGCCGCTGTAGCATTACGCCAGGGTAAAAACAAAGTTAAATCTAAGGTAATGCAAAAGAACTTTGATGCTATCATGCGTCTGCTTCCAGACAGCACTGAGAAAACACAAATAGCTAACCTACTCAAGATGTCTAACCAGGTCACCGATTTGTTTAACAATGGTCTTAAAGGTGGCTTAAGTCAGTACACAGATTACTTTTTCCCATTGGCACCCTCTGGGGCTGCCTATGACCCAAACAGGACTGCTAGTGCTGCCATAGGTACAGTTTCTGCTATAAGTACTTTTGGTAAAACCTTAGCCATTCCAGCGGCTGGTCGAGTAGTAGACTTCTTTACAGGACGTAGATCTAGTGTAGCCCGTTTCGTTAAGAAGAACGAAAACAAACTAGGGTTAGCCAAACCTGACGGGCCATCGTTAATTGAAAAAGCAGAAGCAAAGAAGGCAACAAGCAAAGCTAGAAGACAAGCAGTTGCCAAGATAGCAACCATACTGAACGCACCTAAGCCAGGCTTTGTAGAAAACATCTTGTTAGGCACTGGTCTTGACCGCAACGGTCTTGAGACTGTCCTAAACAACATGGCAGCTGATTTTGCAGATGACCCAGAGTTCACAAGCATTCTTAACGACATCCAAAGCAACCTAGATGCTGAAGGTGTCGAGTATCTTGATGTCTTAACTGAGATCATTCCTGTAATAGGCGCATACGCCCAGGCAAACTCACCTGACCTCATTACAAACACCCCAGACAACCCATTATTAAAACGCGAGTTTGAAGGACCAAACGTAGACCCAACGAACCCAGCGCAACCCCAGGGCGGCGATGAGTTCGGGCCACAGTTCACAACTCCTCAGAACTACAATCGAGGCATCGAGAACAACTTACAGTTTAATCGAGAGTTACAAGATGGCGCTGCACTAGATCAAAGCTTGTCTAGAGTTGACCGTGGTCGCATCATTACGTCCCTGGAAAACCTAACTAACAACTTAGGGTCATTACCAGTACCTACCGTACAGACTGAAATCCAAAAGCTACAAGACGCTGGCGTCTCTCAGGAGGCTATCGATACATACGTCAAACCGTACGCTGACCGTGTCATTGGTCAGCAAAGACGCAATGCCCCCGAGCAGCCAGCTGAACCAAAAGCCTCTAAGGGTCCAGACTTGCCACCAATCCAGGGTCCAGTACTTAATCAGACACCAAACCCATTAAACATACCTACTGAGGATCTGTCTGCAACCAATTTAAACGAAATGCCATCAGCTGAAGACATAGCTCAAATGCGCGAGGGAGAATACAAACCCGAAAATAAGCGCACATTAGTTGAGGCTGTTGATTACCTTAATAACAAATGGCAGCAAGCCACAGGACGTAAAGAGCCATTTGAGTATACACCTGAGAACGTCGACAGAATAGCATCATTGATGGCTACCGAAGCTATGCAAGCTCTTAAGAACGACGGCAATGCTATTGGCTGGTACGACAGAAAGCTGAAAGCAGCTAAGTCTGTCGTTTCTCTAGTTGAGCCTCGGGTAACTCAATCACCAGATGCAGAAGCAGCATTTGATTTTGCCTTGGCAGTTACATCTAATGGTCAAGCAGTTGCTGACAACTTTGATTATGCCTTGGAAGTGTTTAGGCACTTTATGGACAATGGCGTCATGCCTACCGATACCTGGATTAAAGGTGGTGAGCGCAACAAGGCAATGATTGAAGCTTTTAGTTTCTTTAATGCCTACAATGCGTCAGGCACAAACATGCCTATTCAAGACTTTCTAGACGGTGATTATACTGTGAGAGATCTAAAAGAGTGGGCGTCTGGATTTAATGAGAGAAATGGCACTAAGATTAAAGTACCATCATCTGAAGGCCAGAGCGAAATGGTCAAAGGCTCTTATATAATTGGACCTAAAATAGGCCAGGGGTTTTACCAAAACATTAGAGGAAACTATGATCCATTAACGATGGATATATGGTGGATGCGTATGTGGAATAGACTTGTTGGTCGTCCCTTTACAACGCAAACGGCAAAAGCAGCCAATACTGGGCGTCAGCGAGTTAGAGAAGGTTTAAAGACAAAGAACCAGGGCGCACTAGAAAAGCGCTTAACTAATGAAAGTCTCAAGAAACTTGGATTAACGAGAGC